GGTATCCTAGGGAAAAAGAAACAGCTTGACAAACAAGACTAAATAGTGTATAATATATGAGTATTTTAACTTCGTTGATAGGCCCAGTTACAGGACTTTTAGATAAAGTTATAGAGGATAAAGACAAAAAGAACTCTATAGCTTTTGAACTGGCGACTATGGCAGAGAAGCATGCTCAAGAATTACTTAAGGGTCAGTTAGAGGTCAACAAGGCTGAAGCAGCACATAAGAGTTTATTTGTAGCAGGTTGGCGACCAGCTATAGGATGGATATGTGGACTAGCTCTTCTATATTCTACCATCTTAGCTCCTATTCTGGGTATATGGGTTACTGTTCCTCCTGTTGACAGCTCCTTGCTGACTAGTGTGTTAATGGGTATGTTAGGACTAGGCGCTATGCGTACAGTAGAAAAAACTAAAGGCGTACAGAGAGAACGATAATGGCAAGAGGCATTACATTAAGTAGAGGACGTGCTTCAGGTTTCGACCTGCCTAGAGCTGAAGAAGAAGTTGTGTCTTTGGCTAGTTCTTTTGATACAGATAAAGAAACCTTTGAGCCTCGCATACCTGTTAGAGAAGAAAAGCGTCCTACGTCTACCTCCTCTCCTTCCCTTACTTTAGCAGGTGTTCCTGAGTATGAGACACCTGAAGAGTCTTTAAATAATCTAGCATCTTTCGTAGAACAGCAACAAGGTCAGAGCAGTGCTCTAAGCGCAGCAGCTATAGAGTCTGGTGACTATAGTGGTATCAAAGGCGCAGACATTAATAAGCTAGGCCAAGACCCTCGTAATGTTAGAGATTACTACACAGAATCTGTAGATACAAACATTGTTGACTTTGTTGAAGATAACGACATACCGCTGTTTAAAGAAGTAAACGGTCAGAAGCTGTACTTAAACACAGGAACTTCAGGTTCTGTTGCTGGAATAGCTAAAGAAGGCAGTGACGTTGTTTATCAAGCTTACGGCCCTGTGGGTACTTACTCCGCAGTAGCTGTTCCTAAAGATAGAAGCATCTCAGGAGCGTTTCCTCCTATTGTTAGAATGGCTCTGTACGCCTTTACTGGTGGAACTTCAGAAGCAGTGTTGTCAGCAGCAAACGCAGCATCAGGAGAAACTTTAACTTTTCAAGACTGGGTAAACTTAGCAACAGGTGCATATGAGTTTTCTCAAAAATATCCTTTTACAAATACAGGAACAACAGGAACAACAGCCTCTAGGACTCTGGCAGAGATGGCTGCTGATGGGGATATAGTAAGCGCTATAAAGCAAATAGGAGCTGACATCCCCGCTGACACGGGTTTAGGTGGAACAGCAGCTTCTGGAACATCTTTACCTTCTTTAGGTCAACTATCAAGTGCTTATGCTGTAATTAAGGCTGCTATTGACGAAGGCGATGATGATTTAGCAGCAACCATAGCAGCTATAAACGCAGCAAGAGACTCTGAATTTGGCGTTACTGGTGGCGGCGGAGAAGTAGTAGATATTACTGGCGGTGGCCCAGCACTCCCTCCTAAAAAAGACTGGGAAGTTGATCCTGTGATTGATCCTGTAGAGGATCCTAAAGCTCCTCCTATAGAATTAGTACTACCTCGACCAATTATACCCGTTGAAGGAGGAGGAGAACCGGGCGGTGGTTCTCCAGCACCTGCACCAGCACCTACTCCTGCGCCTACTCCAGCACCAACGCCAGCACCAGCACCAACGCCAGCACCAGCACCTGCTCCAGCGCCTGTACCTCTTCCTGAACCCGGAGCAGGTGAGCCGGGAGGAACAAGTAGAGGAGGCGGTTATGAAGGAGTTATTCTTGAAGGCCCTAATGGAAAAAGAACACGCTGGGACGATAGAGAGATACTAGAAACTACTATAGTTCTTGGAAGTTCCGACGGAGCTGTGTGGGGTAAAGAAGGAAGCTGGCAAGTACAGATCGGAGACATTTTTTATGATATAGACTGGAACGCCGGTACTTATACTGAATCAAAAGAGACTGATCCTACACCCACACCAACGCCTACGCCTACGCCAACGCCTACGCCTTCGCCCGTACCTATTGTAGTTGATCCGTTTCCTATTGAAGTGCCAGAGCCTACTCCAGTACCTACGCCTGTACCTACGCCTGTACCTACGCCTGTGCCTACTCCAGTACCTACTCCAGTGCCTACGCCAGTACCTACTCCAGTGCCTACTCCAGTGCCTACGCCTGTGCCTACACCTTCGCCTACGCCTTCGCCTACACCTTCGCCTACGCCTACGCCTTCGCCTACGCCTTCGCCTACGCCTTCGCCTACGCCTTCGCCTACGCCTAGCGAGGGTGGTGGTACTGGTACTGGTGACGGAGATGGTGACGGAGATGGTGACGGAAGCGGCACTGGAACTGGCGACGGTGACGGAGATGGTGACGGAAGCGGTAGTGGTTCTGGTTCAGGTTCAGGCAGCGGCATAGGAATAGGTATAGGAGCTGGTAGCGGTACACGCACTACAGACTCTCTCTTCGGCGACATGCTACAATTATCAACACAAATAGGAGCTACACAAGAACTTCTTAAGCCTTTTACTTTTGTTCCTGTTTCTTCAATACAACAAGCACCACAGTTAGGCACTAGACCTCCGGGCATGCTGACTAATAGCACTTTACTACAAAGGTATAGACAATAATGACATACTTACAATTAGTCAACAGCGTATTGCGTAGACTTAGAGAAGATGAAGTAACATCAGTCTCTCAGAACAGCTACTCTAAACTTATTGGAGAGTTTGTTAATGACGCTAAACGCTCCGTAGAAGATGCTTATGACTGGACAGCTCTGCGTACTACACTGACTGTAACCACAGACGTTACAACCTTTAACTATGTGTTGACTGGCTCACAGAACAGGATGAAGCTGTTAGACGTTATCAACGACACCTCAGACTTCTTCATGCAGTACCGCCCTTCTCGCTGGATGGACAACGCTTTCTTGATTGAGACACCTCCTCTGGGTTCTCCACAGTTCTACAGCTTCAACGGTGTTAACGCTGCTGGTGACAACGCTGTGGACATCTACCCCAAGCCTGACGGTGTGTATCAGCTACGCTTTAACGTGGTACTACGTACAGCAGACTTCACAGAAGATACAGAGACTCTGGCAGTGCCTTCATCACCTGTTGTGCAGATTGCTACAGCACTAGGTGCTAGAGAGCGTGGAGAGACTGGTGGTACAAGTGCAGCAGAGTTGTTTGGACTTGCTGACAGAACATTGTCTGACGCTATTGCTATTGATGCGTCACAACACCCTGAAGAAACTATCTGGTATTCTTAATGGCACAACCACTACAGAACATTACAATATCTGCTCCAGGCTTTGCTGGTCTTAATACACAGGACTCACCCATTGGTGTTGATCCCTCGTTTGCTGCTGTTGCAGACAACTGTGTTATTGATCAGCTAGGTCGTATTGGTGCGCGTAAGGGCTGGGAAGAGGTTTCTACTAACGGCTCTTCTGTACTAGGTACTAGCCGTGGTATAGAGACTGTGTACGAGTTTATTGATAACTCTGGCGATAAGGTTGTACTGTCAGCAGGTAACAATAAAATCTTTACAGGAACTACCACCTTAACAGACGCTACGCCTACTGGGTACACGCCTACCGCTAACAACTGGAAGACAGTAACACTAAATAATCATGTTTACTTGTTCCAAAGAGGTAATGAGCCTTTACTAGCTACAGACGAGTCAGGTTCTTTTGTGTTGGAAGAGATGTCAGCTCACAGCCACAGCACTGGTACTCCTCCGTATGGCAACGAAGTTTTAGCAGCCTATGGTAGACTCTGGGTAGCGGATGTTACAGGTAACAAGCACACTGTCTATTGGTCTGATCTACTTAATGGTCATCACTGGACAGGAGGCACATCAGGCTCGTTAGACGTTACTACTGTATGGCCTACAGGCTTTGACGAGATAACGGCTCTAGCGGCCCACAATGGCTTCCTAATCATCTTTGGCAAGAAGTCTATACTGGTGTACTCAGGAGCCTCCTCTCCCGCTAATATGACGCTTACAGACACCATAGAAGGCGTTGGTTGCATAGCTCGTGACTCAGTACAGCACACAGGCACTGACATATTGTTCTTGTCTGAGACAGGTGTACGTAGCTTTGGCAGGACTATACAAGAGAAGTCCATGCCTATGCGAGACATTAGCAAGAATGTACGCACAGACTTGTTGTCTTTGATTCCTTTACAGACTAATCCTATCAAGTC